CAGCCAGTTTACCAGCGAAGTATTTTGCCGTAATAGGGTCAAATACATAGAACGCAGGAATATTTGTAGCTGGCGTAGAAATATTTTGAATGTTACCAGCAGTTGTATTTGCTACTGGAGTTGTTGTTGTGTATACGAAGCATAACATATGAGCACCAGACACCGGAGGTGTAATGGTGACAATTGCTACAGTTCCGGTAATAAAACTAAGGAACGTAGTAGGTGCTACAGTAGCTGCTGATGCAATCGTTGCAGGCTTAGAACTCTTATCACTTCCTACTGTAGATAAATCTTGAAAGCTCAGGTCAGGCAATTTTTGTCCCTCCTTACGTATCGTTGCACACTGACCATTTGCCTTCAACTTTACTGAAGACAAGAATAGCCATTCTGTTGGTGAGAAGCGTACCAGTAGTAATAATATTTCCAGCAGTAGTCCACGTTAAGGATGCACCGCTCTTATTCTGCAGAAATAGTACACCACTAAATCCAGCAAAGGCCGGAAGAATGGTAACTAGAACTGTAGTAGCTGTAGTATCGTTAATTCTCATAATATCTGTGTGTTGCTGAAGTGTAGAAGCAGCAGCAACGTTCTGTTCTGATAGCTTACTTGTTAAACCAGGAATCATTCCTCCACCTCCATAGATTCCATATTAGCTAATTGTTAATGTATAGTTGGCACCACTGATAGATGTCGTAAAAGTGGTAACGCCAACTAATTCATAATCAAGCCATCTACTGGGTTGGTCTGATGTCCTCACCAGAATAACCCTATTAACTAAATCAACTCTGTACTCTATTACGTTGCTAACGACTAGTGCCGTTGCCTGTGTGGCAGGCCCGGTCTTAGCTGTTATTGTTGCTTGACTTGGCATATTAGTAACCTGCCGGAACAGCCAATGTATCAATAAATGAGCAGCCAGCAGGATTGTTTACAAATGTCTGAGTTCCTACCACCATGTAGAAAATCTCAGCAGTTGCGACTCCACCTGATGCACCGCGAATTTCAAATATATTTCTTCCATCAGTTGTATAGAATCCAAGTGGTAGAATTTCACCACGGCCCCATACACTGTCAGTTACGAAATCAATACGCGTCTTATCCCAGTTAAAGGAGCATTTGACTGCGGCACCAGCCATTTGCATACCATCGAAATACATATTGAGTGACTCATCAGATGGCTTCTTGAAAATGGTCGATACTAGCTGACCAATCTCTTCGTAAGCCGCCTTTTGAGCAGGATGCATCCATGCGTTAGGAGCAAAATCATTATCAATTCCAATACGATTACCAATCTTATTGATTGCCAACCGTGGGAACGGCAATGACAAAGCCGCTGATGCAGCGTTTACTCTATTTGCACGTATCTCAGGAGTCGTAGAACGGCTGAAGCCAAGCCACGTTCCTGTAGAAGCATTTGAATGATGATATGGAATACCAAATAAAGCAGGTAGAGACGTTGGAGCACTTATACCACCAGTGACAATCCTATCAGTAGCAATCACACCAGCAATCTGTGGAGTGATACTAACAGTCTTGTTTTCAACATCCCAGTTTGTTATCAAGCCGCTACCACGATTCGTCGTGAGAGCAGCATTAAAGACTTGAACAGTCTGTCCAAATCTCATTAGCCTTGCACCAAATCCATCAGTGGTTAGCACAATAACATTACTACCACCAGCAGGTGTATCACTAGTAACAGTTCCAATAGTACCATCACCAGGCTGCATCATTTGTGCGTCCAGTTGCCGACGCAATTCATCTAATGCAGTTGCAGTAAGCCTGCGAACACCGTTGATAATAGACTTTCTATCATCATCAGTTGCCCACTGCGCTAGCTTGGTATATTCGATGTTCTCTGAGACGAATACAGATGATAGAACAGCTTTGTCGAAAGTTGGTCCACCACCACGTCCCAAATCTCCACCATCAGGATTGAAATATTGGAAAGAACCACCAGGTCGTAATTCAAGTGGTACCCTCATCTGACGATTAGAAATCTTCTCAACATCTCTCTTCTGAATGTTAGAGAAGAATTTGTCATCACGTTCAAATAGAGTTCGAATCTTCGGAATTACACGCTCTAATTCTAGAGCGGTAACTTGAGACTCAACAAGTGCCATGTTAATCCCTCAATCTTGACTCAAATATTCCAAAGTTGACATTCCTCTTGGAATGGCTTTGGCTTTGTCCTTATCTGCTTTTCCACTTTGAGGGGAGGTGGAAGAACTCCTAGTCTTACCAACAGGTAAAGGACCTTTCTTATCTTTTGTATCAGTATCACTATCATCTCGGACTCTCTTACCAAGTCCTCTTAATGCTTCATTTCTAGATTTCTTAATGATAGAAGGCAACAGTGTCTTGGCCTTGGACAAATAGGCTGATTTGATTCTGTCCATCGACTCTGTGCTAAAATCATCATTAAATGCTCTCTCCCAGAGCTTATCAAGAACAGTTCGGAAACGCGTATCTTCAGAGATTACTCTTTCGAGTGTATCGAAAACCTCTCTAGTTGCACTCTTCTTAACATAATCGGTCATTGATTCATTAGGGTCAATATTCTTATCAATAGTAGACTTCAGAATGTTATCTGTTCTAGTAGTAATGTCATTCTTAGCAACTTCAAATTGACGCTGTGTAAATTGAACTTCTCGTTCATCAACTTCTGATTCTTTAGCGTCATCTTTAACTTCATCTTTAGCTAGCCGCTGTGGAGGCGTAAATTGTTTAGTTCCAAAGATATATTGGTTGACAACATCAGCAGCTTGGATTAGTTCATCTGTCCCATGCTCTTTCCCATCTCTTACCATTGTCATAATCGTATGCTTGATTACATTTCCAATAGTATGATAATAAGCACTCTCATCAACCTTATACAGAGTTGGAAGATAATTATCTACAACTTTTGAGAATGATTCGCGGTCTGTGTTGAGAACGGCTTGGAGTAATGTTTCAGTAGAGCCGCCCATAATTTCAGCTTCATAAGTATCTAATCGTTCTGCCTTCTCAACGGCAACCTTAGCATCTTCAATCGTTGGCAGAATCTCAGTATATGCTCTTTCCCGGTAATAAGCCTTTTCAAGATATGGAAAATCTTTGAATATCTCTGGATACTTAGCTAGAATCTCTTTTCTTCCAACTGGAGCTATTAATTCTAGCTTCTCTTCATCCGGTTCCTCTAGTTCTTCTTCTATTTCATCTTCTAGAGACTTCGTCTCTACTTTTTCTTCTTCGTCTCCTTCTTTAACTTCTTCTTTAGTCTCTTTTTTATCTTCTTTAGTTTTATCTTCTTTTGGTTTCTTAGTATCTTTTTCCAGTTCAATAACTTCTTGTTCAGTCGAATCTTCAGAGAGGAAGTCAATTACATCCTCACGACTCAACGCCTTATCTTCAATAGGTGTTGTATCACTGACCGGTGGCGACATTAGTTTGCTCAGCTAGCGGCATATTAGTGCCACCAGACTGTTGTGGTTGTTGTTGCGGCTGTTGCTGTTGCATAAGTCCTTGTTTAATCATCTCCATATGAGCTTTCATATGAAGTAATACATTCTTATATCCAAGCGGATTTTCAAGTTTAAGTAATCTCCCTGCATCAGAAACTAAATAAGTTCTACAAACATCAGCTTCAATGTCATGATTATCTAAATCTGGGTCTATCTCTACAGATGGTATTTCGGTCTCTTGTGGTGGTGGTAATCCATTTACCTGAGCCTGCATAGATTGAACTGGGTCTGGAGGTTGAGTAATAGGCTCAGAATTAATTAGTAATCTTATTTCTTCATATTGCTTTTGTCTATCGTCTTCACCAGGAACAATGAAACTATCAAGTCCAATAGATTCAACTAAGCTCTTAATATTCTCAGGAGATGCAAGAGCCTGTAGAATCTGTGGATTCTGAGCCTTTACCAGTTCCATATAAACGTCTTTACGTTGGCTCCATGTAATTGGAAGGTTCTCATTTGCTTCTAGCTCAACTCTACCAATTGTACCTTCGAGTTCAGCCTTACGAATAAATACATTAATAAAGTTACCTTGTTCAGTCTTCTCAACTGACTTCTCATCTTCTTGGACTTCTTCAATATACATTGGAATGACTTTGGCAAAGATTGTCTTCCACCAAAATGTAAACATCTTCCAAGTATTCTGTAAGCGTTGTAATGCTTGTGCTCTGCTCATGCTATACTCACTAGCAGTACGAGAGCCGGTCATTTGCCCACCAAATAAACTTGGAAGAGCACCGATAACAACCTGTCCTAACGATTGAATTTGTTGGAAGAATGGTAACACTTCTTGACTTAGTGTTGCTGTTCTAGTCTCAAAGAATCCTT